CACCACCCCCGCCAGCCACGACAAGGTATTCCACCGTTGTGACAGGGTAGTTAAGGCCGTTATAGGTCGGCGAAAGAACTCCACCAGTCCATTTAAGAGACATGATTGCCTCCGTTTATGTTGCTGGGCCGTCAAGCACTTCGTAGCTGATCGTGTAAGTAATACCGCTGTTCGTGCCAGATGTTACGGTAATTGAGTTACCTTCCATCAGATACATAGCCGATGTTTTATCCATAACAATCAACGAAGCATCAGGAGGGACTGATACCGTAGATGCAATTGGGTAAGCTGCACCGCCACTAGGAGCAGAGCCTTTAGCAACTGCGCCATTAGTATAGAGAGCTACTGTGCAATCAACAGCAGAAGTACCGTTAACGTTAGCTGCAACAATCTGGTTAATTTTGTAAACCTGATTGCTAGTTGCTGAGTTTGGTAACAGCACCAAAGCAGTTGTACCACCGGGGGTTAAATAATCAGTTACGCCGAAAATCTTGAGCGACGAACCAGCAATATTAGGATTTGCCATGATGTTTCCTTATAGACCAAAGACGAGAGCCATTGCCACTGCTTGACCGCGAGTAGCGCCGCCTGCCGCAGCAGCTTGAAAAGTAGGGGCCGCGCCAGCATTAGCAGTTAAAACATACCCCGGCGTACCTGCCGCTGTCGTAGCTAATGCGCCTGATGTAGCCGCATAAGTCACGCCATACTGTGTAAATGCACTAGACTGCCCTGTACCACCCGATGTAGCAGCAACAGGAGTTGTAGCCGTCAAGGTTGTAAACGCACCCGCCGCAGGAGTGGTTGCACCCACAGTACCATTCAATGGGCCACCAAAACCTGTGGATGTCAGCGTAGTGCCATTCCATGTCAGGTTAGAAGAAGCACCAAATGCACCAGAGCTATTAAACTGAACCTGCGTGTTTGAACCTGCCGCAGAGCCACCGCCCACATTTACAAAGTCAGGAGTAGCAAGGCCGCCGTCCCAAGCAATGATTGCACGTGTTCCAGCCGCTACCGTTACACCCGTTGTAGGGGATGTGGGCCCACCGCGAACTGTTATCGCAAAACCGCCGGTAGTGTCATTGATGACAACGTAAATTTTACTTTGCTTGGGGGTGTTGATATTACGAAGTGCTGTTCGCGCGCCCGTGCACAGGAGAATTGCGTACTGAGAGCTATTTCCTGTGAGACCCGTACTTAAATAAGAACCTTCTGTAACCGCCAGATCAATGTCTGCATCAGTGGTAATTGTCTGTGTTCCAGCTACCGCAACGTCCACAATCTGTGAGATGGCGTTGTTAACGGTATCGCCCCACTGCCCAGACAGTGTGCCTGTTGCCGGGAGGTTTAGACCTATAAGGGATGTCTTTGCCATTTATTGCTCCTACTGAGTAGAGATTTCCGTCCAACCGGGCGATTCCGTTGTATCAACATCACCCCAGCCCGGTGTTTGCGGATTGCTGATATTTTGCCATGTAACGCCTTGTGTGTCATCAATAATTTCCCACAAGAATCGTCCACCATTTGTTTCTGTTATAGCCATCGTTTTAAATTGTAGTTTGCAATACCGCCGTTTACTTCAGCAATAGCCACAGACTCAGTTAAAAACTCTGTGTAAAACGTTCCTACGGTTGTCCCTTCTGCAATAGCCATCGACTCTACGATGGTCATAATCAGCACAGCCACCTGTGCTTCCGCTATTGCAATCGACTCCGATATATTACCCAAGAATATAGCGACTGCTGTCTCTACATCCACAATACTCATTGAATCCGCAACGCTCTCGTTATAACTCGTCTGCGCTGCGTTTGTATCCGCAATAGCCTGAGACTCAGACACACTCTCGTTGTAGCTGGTAATTGCTGTATTTGCATCAGCAATCGCCATGGACTCCGCAATCGTTCCGGGGAATAGTGCTGTAGCAGATTGCGCCTCTGTGAATTCCATTGAATCACTTGCCGCCACATTCATCGTCAGAGCTACAGTCTGAACATCCTGAATGCCCGATGTGCCACTCCACGACCCAGAACCCCAAGCACCTTCACCCCAAGACGTGCCGTTTGTCAACGACTCCGTGATACTTACTTCAATATACAACCCAGCCGCAGTGGAGTCAGCAAGTAGGGCGGTTTCAGTAACGCTGACAGGAAAAGTCTCTCCCCCGCCCCATGCGTTATCACCCCACGCGCCTGATCCCCAAGCTAAGGCCATTTTATGTCGCTGTTAATGTCAATGTATACGTTACAGCAATTGTGTCGCCGTTAACAACGGATTTAGAACTTGAAAAATCACCAGCAGAAAACAATGTTGGATCAGTATTATCTTTAAGTGCGCTACCGCCAATGTTGATAAAACAACCCGCAACCACGCCCGTGCCAGTCATAGAAAATGACACCGCAGAAGACGTAGCTTTGCTACCCGCAGAAGCCACAGCAAATGAGGGTGCAGGACGATTACCTGAATAAGTGGGAAGATTAACGCCGCCCACTTCCAACCATGTTGGGTGCGAAGCTTGTGTGTCCGATGCAGCGGCTGTGCCCACACCTTTTAAACCCATGACAACTGCGCCTGCTGCAGCATTACCCAGAATGGTATTTAGGGTCAGGTTACGGCCAACAGTGGTAACAATGTTTTCAATATTGTCTGTCCATTTAATAGCGCCATCAGCACCGTAACAAACAGCGGTGTAATAGCCCTCTATGCCCACATTATCTTCAGGCGCAGTGTTGTATTTTGTAACTGCGGCTACTTGGTCGGTAACGGTAACTTTGTCTAAGCTCATGGGAGGCTCCTTAAGAGATGCGGATTAATGCGTTTTCCGGATTGTTTGTCGGAAGTTGAATGGTAAAAGATTGGCCTAACATGGTCTGATCCACACCAAAATTAAGCACGCCAACTGATTTTCCCGCCTTGGTAGCGTTGTAAATCAATGCGCCACGCGTGGTGAATGTTGCACCTACCCATGCAGGATTGTCAAAATTAACATACGCCACCCCCTGTGAAAGGAGAACAGTGATATTTGTTAAAACCAGACCCGGTGCGGTGTAGCCTGTTCCAGATACTTCGTTTGTGCTGCTGTACACAGTTGTGGTAGGTCCTAGAATAGCAGAGGACGTATACAGCGCAATACGAAACGTATCCGTTGCAAAATCATGCACACCCAGCAACAACTGCTGTTTAAAACTATCGGTAAGTCCTGCTGTAATCATCTATTACCTCACAGGCAGTTTAACTTGACCATCGCGATAAGCATCACCACGTTGCTTACCATCACCCAAGTTCTTCAAGAGCATCAATGCTTCTTTGTACTTGGTATCGTACAAAACCATCATATCTTGTTCGCCCTTCATGTATGTATACGCTTCTACCAAGCAACCATACAAAAGTGCAGAGTCAAAATTATCCCCTAACCACGTTGTTTCCGCAGTCACAATAGATGGTGGATAGTAGTAATAATGCAATTCAGCGTAGTAATTTGCATCAGGCGTTGGGCCTAAAATAAACGACAATTCAGCATCATTTGCTGACTGTGGTCCAAAAATGGCGTAATACTTGGGCAGCGCTATGTCGCGGGGATTAGGATACACCTCACGGATAAAGTTGACATCCTTGTTCAACAAGTACGTGTAATCGCCTTGAAAAGTAATAGTCCCCGACACGGTAGCGCTATTGGCTACGCTCAGTGTGATTGTGGTGCCCACAATCAGTGTGACCACCGCTTCTGTACCAATACCTGTTCCAGCAGCATATTGACCCACAACAATACCCGAGGCGCTGGCTACAACAATCGTTGATTGACCAGCAGTACCTGTTGCAGTCGTGCTGACAAATGGATAAATAGCCAGTGAATAACTGGATAAATAATCGTTAGGGCAAGCCAGATACTTGTTGCCAGAAGACAAGACTCCCGTAACGTTCTTGCGCAGATTGGCAATCTGGACCGAATTGTAGATGCGCTGCTCTGCCTGTTTTGTAAACGTGGCTAAATCAGTGGCCGTAAACCCCTGATTTTCAGTGTAAGCAATGATGGCAGCTTTTAATTCGGTGTATGTCATGTGATGCTCGTTGTGACTGTTCCAAGAACTGCTTGAGCAGTCAATGGTTTGGCATAAGGCATCGGCATCATTCCGATACTAGCAAACGAAGTATCAGCCGTGAACCCGACGTAGACGGTAACCCCAAGTCTACTCTCTGGACGAGGTTGTTGCAAGGCTTGTGGCTCATTTATTGAGCGCTTTGGC